GATCCTTTCCCGACGATCCGAACCGGATACACCGTCGAACAATACACCAGTGCCGTATGGTCGAAAGATCGTTACCACGTTCACCGGGTACGCGTATCGCCCCAGGTACATTACGTATAAACCTGAGACAGAGGAATCCACCCCGTTTTTTGAAGCGCTCCAAGAAACGTTCAATTTGAACAACGAGCATATCAAAACGAACCGGAGCGGGCGGAACACGGCGATCTTTGGTGTGGCGTACGAACTACTGTACGTCGAAGACAACGAACCGCGATTCGTGAACGCGGACCCACGAACAGTTATCATGCTCTACGACTATGCGCCCGAACCAAACAAGGTCATTGCGATCCGGTTCTACCGGAAAACGTCGGCGTTGTACGTCGTAGAGCTGTATTTACCGAACGAGGTACGGGTGTATGACCGTCGCCGGATCGATGAGTACGATGACCGGTGGGTGTACACGCAGACGAACACGTTTCCGAATTTCTTTGAAGAGGTGCCAATTGTCGCGTACTATATGGGCGATGAAGCATTAGGCGTTATCCGACCGGTACGCGATCTGATCGATGATTATGATGTTCTGGTATCAGATTCCATTGTGGAGTTCGACCGGTTCGCAAACGCGTACTTACGGCTCGTCGGGCAAACGTTCGTTGACAAAGCGAACAACAAGGACGGCGGATTCAAGCAACTGGTAGCGAACATTAAACGGTTCCGTGTGTTCAATCGGTTATCGTCTCCCGAAGATGTGACGTTCTTGACGAAGGATATACCGAAAGAGTTCATCGAGTTTATGACGAATCTGGTGAAGGAGGAAATTCACAAACAGTCGCACGTCCCGGACTTTGCGCAAATGGCCGTCGGTGGCGATCTTTCCGGCGCAGCGGTCAAGCGACTTCTGTTCGACTTCGAGAACGTCGTGTCCAGTGCGGAAGGTGACTTTGACATTGGGCTATCCGACCGTATCCGACTGATAACGAAAATCTACGACTTTGAACGACGGGGCATTGTCGGCGGACCGGAAGACATTACGATTTCGCACAAGCGCAATATACCCGTTGACCTTCAGGAGTTCGCAGAAACCAGTGGCGCAATGAAACAAGCCGGATTATCGCGGTATCTTATCGCGGATATTTGGCCCGATGATATTATTCCGGATGTGGAAGAAGAGCTTGCGCGGCAGGACGAAGAACAGAAGTCAATGCTCCCGGATCTGGATATGATGAACACTGATGAAGACGAAATATACCGCAATCTTGGCCCGTGAACGGTACTACGAACGCGAGGTACAGAAGCAGTTAAAAACGGCGCTTGACACCATCCGTGGGAAAATGGTGGTGATTTACGAGCGGTACGCGGTCGATGGGACATTATCGAAAGCCGATATGACGCGGTACAATCGCTACGCAACAATGGAACGCGATATGTTGGCCGTGGTGAATCAGTCCACGCGGGAAACACTACGGACCATTGACCGGTTGCGACCGGAACAGTACGGCGAATCGTTTTTCCGTCATACCATTGACCGGTTGCGACCGGAACAGTACGGCGAATCGTTTTTCCGTCATTTTTTCCGTCATGCGTGGGCCGTTGACAATACGGTCGGTGTGCGGTTGGCGTGGGGCAAGCTGAATCGCGACGCGGTAATCGCGAATCTTGCAAACGAGTTTTATTACATATCGAAAGAGCGATACGGCATGGAAGCACGGCTACTGATCCGTAGTACGTTAGCACAGGGTGTTGCACAAGGCGTATCGTATCAGGATATGAGCCGATCGCTTGCGCGGTCCATGAATATTCTGAACTGGCGGGCAATGCGCATTATCCGTACCGAAGGACAGACGGCCGTTAGCGCGGGACAAGACGCCGCGTACATAAAAGCGCAGGAGCAAGGGGTAGAGGGCGGTGTCGTATGGGATGCAACGTTGGACATGCGGACACGGGCTACTCATCAGGCGATGGACGGGCAGGTACGCGGTGACGATGGGTATTTCAATGGACCAGGGGGGAATAAAGCGCCGTTTCCAGGATTCCCGGATTTGCCTGCTGAAGAGCGGATAAATTGCCGTTGTAGGTTGCGTTTTGAGATTGAAGGATTCGAGCCCGCGATCCGTCGGACACGAGAAGGAAAGAACACGCAACATGGAAATAGGTAGCACTTGCAATATATAGAATGTGTGCGTATGATTAAACGGTAGCCGCAACCTCTTCGGAGGGTGTGACTAAAGGAGTAGAATGATGGCAGAAGAAAAGACCGAGGGTGTCGCGGAACCGTCCGGGGGACAGCAGGTCGATGTTGAAAAGATGAAGGCGGAACTTTCCGAACAGTTTCGGAAAGAGATTGCCGGGCTGAATCGGAAGATTACCGAACTGGACGAGGAAAAAAAGGCGTTGGCTGAACAGCTTACGACGAAGGACAGTGAAAGCAAGACCATTGAACAGCGCCTTGCTGACATTGAGCGACAGCGTGAACAGGATTTACGGGATGCTGCGTTACGCGAAAAGCAACTGCGCGTGAGCGCGGAAGCAGCGAAGATGGGCATACCGGAAGACGTCGCAATGTCACTCGATAAAAGCCTTTCGTTCGATGCGGCAGTCGAAAGTTTGCAGAAGTTGTCTGGGCACATTGCCGAACGTGAAAAGGCGTTGCGTAGTCAACTGGTAAATTCCGGTCACAAGCCGGGGTCACCGGGCGAAACAGGGACGGAAAAAACCGTCGATCTGAAAAGAATTCAGGCGATTGATATTCGGGACATGGGCAAGATGTCGGATGCGCAGCTCGCCGAGATAGCCGGAATCGTCGCCGAGTAGCCACGGAGGGTTACAATGAGCGTTGAAAATTTTATTCCTCAATTGTGGGCTGCACCGTTTCTGGTACGACTGCGAAAAGCACTCGTATACGGAGGCATTGCAAACCGCGAATACGAGGGTGTCATTCGCAACATGGGCGATACGGTCAACATCCTTGAAGTTGGCCCGGTCGCTGCGTCGTCCTACACAAAAGGTTCGACGTTGACATATTCCGATCTTGACGGGGCAGACAAGCAGTTGCTTATCGATCAGGCAACGGAATTTCACTTCAAGATCGATGACGTGGACCGCGCACAAACCATGCAGGGTGTCATGGAAGGTGGCATGTCGGAAGGCGCGTACGCGGTTGCCGATACCATCGATCAGTTCATCGCGGGCAAGTACACCGAGGGCGTTACGCAGTCGACGACTGGTAATTCGTCCGCTGACGTGGACGTGTCGTCCGGGAACGTGATCGAACAGTTCAGCTACGTTGGCCGGTATCTCACTGACCGGAACGTTCCGACCGGTGGCCGTTGGGGAGTTATCCCTCCGTTCATTCACCAGAAACTTCTGCTCGCAGAAGTCGGTGGTATCAGCGCGACGGCAGTTCCGAAAGCGGATCGTGGGTCGTACGTGAACGGGTTCATTGGTCAGGCGATGGGGTTTAACCTGTTCGTGTCGAACAATGTCCAGAACGACGGTACCGAGTATTACTGTATGTTCGGCAATAACACCGCGATCAGTTACGCGGGCCAGTTGACCGAACTCGAATCTTTCCGGCTGCAAACCACGTTTGCGACCGCTGCCCGTGGGCTGTATGTGTATGGCGCGAAGGTCGTTCGACCGAATGCGTTGCACGTCGCGTATTGGGCCGAGGCCAGTGGTTGAGGAGGGTAGGTAAATGGCATCTACTACTGTAACTGTACTGTCCACGGCAATTACCGGGGCAGTGATTACCGCGAAAACTTCTATCGCGTCGAGTGAGACGGCGACAATTACGCCTTCCACGGCCCAGGGTGCGCTTGACTTTAACACTTTGGCGGTGCGTGTCGAAAACACGAGTACCACGGCCAGTGTTACGTTGTCGATCGGTGTCGGGACGGAGTTTTCCGGGTTGGGGATCGGCGCTGCGAGCGTGTCGATAGCGACCGCAAAAACCGTGATCATCGGTGGAAAGCTCTTCGAGGGTGCGCGATTCTTGACGTCCAGCGGCACCGTTGTGTTTACGCAGACCGGCACGGGTCCGACTTCGTGGGAAGCGTACCAGCGACCGAAAGCGATAGACTCCTAAAAGTATTGCATGGGCCGGGTAACACCGGCCCTGCGCTATAGGAGGGTGTGTAATGGCCGTCGTCACTGCCGATCAAGTTGTGCTGTACACCGATATTTCGGCTACTGCCGGAACGATCACGTCTTCCGGGCTTATTCCCGTGGTGCAAGAACGCATCGGCATACTGTGTAACCAGCGGTTCACGACCGACATCAATCAAATCAGCACGTTTACCTTCAACGCGGCCTCACGAACCATCACAAGTAACAATGACTGGGAGAGTGATGGATTCGCGGACGGTGACGAGGTGTACGTACACAATAGCTACCGGAACGATGGGTACTACGACGTGCTGAGTGTGTCGAGTACGATCATGACGTTAGCTTCCGGCGAGTCGGTTATTGACGAGTTGAGCGGGCGGAGTATCCTGGTGTCAATGGTGCAGTGGCCCGTGGACGTAACGTTCATCGCCGCGCAGATGGTTAAATACGACTATGACGACCGGGCGGAACAGAGCGAAGGTGTGACGAGTCGGCGTCTTGGACCGTGGAGCGAGACATACGGTGCAATGACCTTCGGGTATCCGGCACCGATTCTGGAACAGCTATCCGCGTATCGGATCGTGAGTATGATATGAGCGTACGTAGCACGCTGAATCTGAAGAACAAAGTTTCCGTTACCCGCGAAACCGTGACTAATGACGGTATGGGTGGGCTGACAACGACGACGGTTACGACGATTCTTCCGCGTGCCGCGATCTGGCAGACTGGTACCAGTAGCCCGTATATCTCGGATCAAGTGTTAGCGCTATCGTCTCATATCTTGGCGTGTATGCCCGATGATGATGTGCTGTACACCGATGGTATCACGTACAATAGTCGAACGTTTGAGATTGTCGGTCACCCGGAAGATGTGCAGGAGCGCGGCAGGATAAAAGTAGTCGCGTTGAAAGAGGTTAATGGATGAACGTCACGGTAACGCAACAGTGGAACGGCCGTGACGTGAAAATCCGTGGAAAACGGGCGGTCGATAAATCGGCGTATGAAATCGGTCTGATTGTCGAAAGCAACGCGAAGATGCTTGCACCAGTGGACACCGGCCGGTTAGCCGGGAGCATTACCACGCAGTCGAAGACAACTGGAACACGGCCCGAACCACCAGCGTACGCGATTGATCAAATTAAACCACCGATCAGCGATAATGAAGTGTACGTCGGGACACCCGTAGCGTATGGACCGTATCAGGAGTTCGGTACGATCCGGTCAAGTGCGCAACCGTTTCTACGGCCCGCGTTGGCGTTGGCACAGGGTAAATCGCTGACGATCGTGCAGGAAGAAGGCCGGTTTCAACTGAAGGAGTACTTGAAGTGAAACCGTATCAGGCGATCGGGTACACGCTATTACAAACTTCGACGATTACGAGTATAGTATCACAGCGCGTGTACCACGGTACACGGCCCGTGGGTACGGTGGTACCGTCGATCAATTATTACGAAGTTGGCGGTACCAGAACAAACGGTGTCGAGGTGCAAACGTTTTCGGTCAACTGCCGAGCATCCACGGCAGGGGCGTCAAGAGACTTGGCACGTGAGGTATTGAACGTATTCACCGGTACGTCCGGCACCGGGGTTTATGGCACAATGAACGGGTTCAGCATTGCACGAGCATCATTGCAGAATGACAACGGGCTGATTCCAGAAATTGAAGATGATGTGTTTAACGCGCCGGTGGATATTTCGATAGCGTACGCTATTAGTACCGTTAGTTAGGAGGGAAAACTATGCCGGTATATCAGAATAGTTCCGTTGACAGCGACAAGCTGATCCTGGGGAACTGCAAAATTGAAACGTCCGCTACGTCGGGCGGTACGTACGTAAACCTCGGTGCGGGGATCGTGAACAGCTTCACGCACACACCGGAATTTTACGACGTGCAGGCAGGCAACGCACCCGACCCGATCGAGGGTGTCGCAACTGAAATCGCAACCATCGAGTTCGAGTTGATCGAGTACGACGGTTCGGTATTGTCCGCGATTCAGTGTGGGTTGACCGAGTATTCAGCAACGTCGGCGTTGTCCACGTTCACCAGTGGCGGGAATCAGACACTGACGCCACGAGCGTTCCGGCTCACGAATACGCGGACCATCGGCACAACGACGGTTGAAACGATCTTGACAGTGTACCGGGCGACCATGAAGACCGGTATGACGATCAATTTCAAGAGCGACAACGACACCGATCCAATAGCCGTTCTTCCGGGTACAATCGAAGCGAAAATCGATTCCACGAGAACGGAAGGCGACCAGTTGTTCTCGATCACAAGGACCGTGGTCTAATGTCCGATGTTCTTGACCTCGATATCCTGAGACCGAAAGCAAAGCGGGTAAAGATTGGCGGGAAAGAAATTGACGTCGGTTTTATACCGGTTGCGATGACGTGGGAAATTGACCGACTCGTTCAGGAACTTGCGAAGTTTACTGAAGAGAAAATAGCCAATGACCCCGAATCACAGAAGAAGGCGCTTCTGGTGTCGTGTGAAATGTGCGCTGCGTTCTGTTATCAGCATGAAGAGTTAACGGCTGAATGGTTCCGGGAGAATACATCCGTTACGCAGATTCACGCGTTCGTCGAGGTCATTAAAGGTACGCTTATGGAAGCGTACGCGGGGATTGAGGAATACCGGGGAAACGTGTAGGCGACCAAGATGGTCCGCTCCGTCTTGGTCGCCTGTTTGCATCAATGGCGTTGCTCTATTCATGGGCAACGAAAGAGTATTTGTTGTGGAACATGACCATTGGTCAATTGATCATGTACCACAATATCGGAATCGAGTTGAAATACCCGACGCCGAAGGAAACGAAAAAAAGATCGCTGCTTGATATGAGCAAGGAAGAGCAGAAGTCAGCGATTGCGAAAGCGCATGAAGACTGGAAGCGCGACCGGTCGGATAGTCGGGAGCAGGAAAACGACGACCAGAAAGCGCGATACCGTGAGCTGTATGGAGACGTGTGATGCGAAGCCTTGGTGACATGATCGTTCGTATTGTCGGGGATAACGCGCAGTTTGACTCGTCAATTGACCGATCACAAAAGAAATTCACTGAATTCGCAAACACCATGCAACGCGTCGGGAAAACGCTCACAACGTTCGTTACACTGCCCTTGGTCGGTATGGGTGTTGCTGCGGTCAACGCAGCATCGAACGCGGAAGAAACCAGAAGTAAATTTGCTACCGTTTTCAAGGATATTGGAGAAGAAGCCGAAATAGCAGCGGACCAGTTGTCCCGTGGGTTCGGTCTTGCGGGTACGCAGGCACGTGCATTGCTCGGAAACACCGGTGACCTTTTAACCGGGTTCGGGTTTACACAAGAATCAGCACTTGACTTATCTGTACAGGTAAACGAACTCGCAGCCGATCTTGCATCATTCACGAACTACGCGGGCGGTGCCGAAGGTGCAAGTTCCGCATTGACACGGGCGTTGCTCGGTGAACGCGAAGCGATAAAATCACTCGGAATTGCGATCGGTGAAGCGGATATACAGCAGCTTGCCGAAGAGAAAGGTATCGTCGGTGAATTGACCCGGCAGCAGAAAGCGATGCTCACGCTTGAGTTGGCCGTGAGCCAGAGCAAGAACGCGATCGGGGATTTTGAACGTACGCAGGAATCGACCGCGAACCAGATGCGGTTG